TTTATCCCACTTTCGTGGTTTATTTTAATGGACCATACACGGCCCAATGACTTAATTTAGTTTCACACTTAAAGAAAGGGAGGTGTTAATTCGCTTTTTTTTAATTGTGACGACCGTTTCAGTCGGTTTTAGTTTTTCAAAGAACGTTTTGTGATTTGACAACGAGTATCTTTCATCCCCTTCAGTTTCAAATCTTTTACAAAGTTAAGTCTTTTTTTTCAATTAGACAAGTACCTTGTGGACTTTTTTTAGTTTTTTTCTACGTACACCTTATTGGTTCCATATTTATTTGCCATAATTTCAGCGAACTGATAATTAGGGGTAAAAACTCTCTGACCTTTGTCGTTAATGTAAGCGTAAATTTCGTTTACAATTTGTTGATCTTCACTCATTTTTTTCAATTTTTCAAATTATCATTAGGACGTTTCCTAATTGTTTTACAAATTTAAAACATTTATTCTAAACTGTCAATTGTTTTTCTTAAAAAAATATGAATTTTGTCAGAGGTATTTTATAAATATATCATTGTTAATCAAAAGTTAAATTTTTTTGAAAAAAAAATCGTGATCATAAAACCTATGTAATACTTTATAACCTAATTTTCTATTAATTTTTTGTGAATAGTCATTTTTTATATTAGTTATTGAGGATAGGTATTGGTAATTGTAAAGTTTTGCAACATTTTCAACTTCTTTTCTAAGTATTGTTCCGTAACCTTTGTTTCTACAATTTTCTTCTATTTTTAAATTATGTAAAAAAACGGTGATAGTTTCTTTTAAAAAATTATATGAACTATAATCATCAATATTATCTAATATAATTTCTATTTTTTTATCATACTCATACATTGAGTCTATGTCCAAAAGAAATATTTTTCCAATTTGTTCGTTTGTTTCCTTTTTTTTAATAGATAATTCAACTCCAGGCCATTCTGTTACATTTCCTTTTTTTTCAAAAAAATAATCATTCATTAAATTAATATATGGACAAATTTTTCAATAATTCAATACCTAAATTTTTGTATTTACCCTTTAATGGTATCTCTAAAACTTTTTTACCAGGAAATTTATATACATTTTCAGGTAACATAAGTTTTATATGTCCTGTTTCGTCTATACCAACTAAAGGAAATTTTACATTTTCCATAGTTATATTACGACTATTTATGATTGTACATTTTCCTGGATGGTCCCACTGACCTCTATTATCATTAATACAATTTAGATTTTCACTTATATATCCCCAATCACTGTTTGTTAATTTTTTTTGTCCTGTTATGTGATTTTTTAGTAATGATTTAACATCTTTTTTTGTAAAATTTTCATTAATATTTTCGCTTGACATTATTTCATTTAAAATATCAACAAAACGATCTTTTATTTCTTTTACTAAATCTAAATACCCTCTTTCTTGTTTTTGATTTATTAAAGAGTCTGTATTAATACCTTCCCTTTTCATTCCACTAATGGCTGCTTGGATTTGTTTTTCAGACAACTTTCTAAATCTTAAAAGTTTTTGTTTTATATCTTTTATAAACGTATTTTGACCCTCATAAAAAGCAATCGGTATTGCTTCTTTTGGTAAATCTTTGATATATGGTTTGTCGTAACCACTATACATGAAATTAATTCCTGAAATGTTTGTGATACATTTGTGTCCTCCTGAATTCGCAACCAAAAAATCATATCCATTAATTGATTGTGTGTTTGGATCGTAAGAAGGCATTGAACCATAAAGTGCCATCATGTCTTTTGAAGTAAACCCTACAGATTCTTTTGTTGCCTCTTTTTCTGCAATTCTTTTGATTGTTCTAAATGGTAGAATTTGTTTCTCCAATTCTGGTTTGAAGTCTAATAAAACTTGATCTTTTATCTCACCTAAATTTATACCTTTAAGTGCTCTACTTTCTTTGAATGGGTTACATGATGCTTGAACGGTACCAAAGGGCATCCCTGTAACAAGGAAATCAGCATCAGGATTATTTCTAAATGGTGTGTATCTATCATATGATCCTGGTTTGGTTGCTGATCCAAAACCATATTGTGATAAAATATTACCCGTTACTTCAACACCTGAATCTTTTCTACTTTGGACATAATCTTCAGTATTTTTTGTCATCACTTCGGGGCTCGCATACCCTTTTTCTAATGCCACTTTTTTTATGAAATTCAAAATACTTAAAAGAGATGGTTTTGCGTTTAAAACAATATCTTCCAAAAAATTAGGTTTACCTTTATATGCTAAAAGTAGTTTGTTAACGACAAGTCCCATTAACATTTTATTTCTTTTTAATGTTTCGTTTTTGTCGTATTTAAAAAGGTAGTTCATAACCATTTCAGGTGTTATACTGTTTGCAACAAAATTTGCTGAATCAACTGTAGAAATTAATAATATATCGTCTGCCGTGAATATTTCTTTAGGTGATAATATTTGAGATATTGTTTCTACATTTGATCTTGAGTGTCTAAAACTTGTTGCGGTATTACTTTCTACCCCCGCTTGTGAATCGTGGTGGTCTGTATGTATCACAAACATTGGTTTCCCGTGTGCAAAATCAACTAAAACCGGCATCACATCACCCTCCCCTTCAGGTTTTTTAATTGCAAATTCTTTAGCTCCGTATTGTATTACCTCAGCATCTACAACCTGAATACCATGCTGTTCAAGGTAGTCTTTCATGGCCAGTGCTGTAGTAACACCATCTAAATCTTGGTGAAAGTAAATTTTTGCCTTTTTGTATCTTTTTGCGATATTATTGATGTCTCTAATACCCGATTCTTTAATTAGTCTTTTCATACTAAATAAATATGAAACAAAACAAAAAAACCAACATTACTGTTGGTCTTCTTCAGATACTTCTTGTAGTTTTTTAAAATATTCGACCTAATGCCGAGTAAAATAATATTCTCTCTCTCTTTTTGGTTTTTTAAGTTTAAATAAATATTAATTACGGTAGGTACTAAAATTAAAACTAAATCCCTGAGATGTTAAATCTTTAACTTTTTGTACTAAATTTTCAAATCCTACAATATTATATTTACCAACTAACATCATTAATTCATTTAAAAATGCTGCATCAGATTCACTACCTTGTCCAGATCTCACAAGTTCTGCATTCACTTTAGGTGCCTGTCTTCTTATTTCACCATATGTTTTTCCCATAGGACTCATGTCATCATCACTAGATGGTACAAAATCAGGTATCGAATCTTTATGTCTACTATAACGGGTATCGTTACCCTCTTCCTCATTTTCTTTAATCACACGTCTAACAATACGTGATAAATCTCTTTCCGTTAATCTATTTTTCATAATATTAATTTAATTATAAATATAAGGGGGAAACAAAAAAACCAACATTACTGTTCGTTTTCTTTTATCTCTTCTAACTTTTGGAAGTATTCTACTCTCGTTTTTGCAATTTCAGTATAGTTTGGTGATAATTCAATACCTAACCACCTTCGTCCTAAAACTTCCGCCGCAACTAAACTAGTGCCACTACCAGCAAATGGGTCCAATATTATATCGTTCTTGTAGGATAATATCTTAATCGCCTTGGTTGGGATGTCCATTGAAAATGTTGCCTTGGTGAGTGATTTAGTATCCGCAAAGTAATTCCACTGACCAAACACAAGCTCCATAAACTCTTTCTTATCCGTTTCCTCATACACCACTTTTTTCTTAAATGTCCCGTCTTCTTGTTCTATGTCTGTCGGAACTCCTTTCCATTGCGGTTCTCCTTTAACCTTTTTAATGTGGAATTTTTTGTAAGCTAATATCACACATTCCTTTGGGTTGTAGATGTAAGGTGATGATGGGCTCATCCACGATCCCCATGCTGTGGTCTTACTTCTATGTGGTGATTGTTCTTCTAAATCAACAATTCCAAAAAACCCAAAACCAATTTCTTTCATTATTTGGTACATTTCAGAAACAAAAAATATACGACCACCCTTTTTTTGCCTGTTAATTTCATATGGGATATTCAACGCAATTCGTCCATCATCTTTTAATACATTATACGCCTCAGTTAACCAATTCCTTGCAAATACTAAATAATCATTAAACTCCACATCATCATCGTGAGTGTCATAAGCGATCCCTACTCCGTATGGTGGTGAGGTTACTATTAGGTCAATACAACCTTCAGGTAATGTTTTCATTACCTCAACACAATCCCCATTTATAATCTTACCTGTTTCTATCATTTTTCTAATATAATTTTATTATCCAAAAGGTTTTGATTTATTAATAACATATCCGGACTAACCTTTCTCATTAAGGACATACCACTTTTAGATTTTATTGAGTTTTTATTTTCAAATGTATCAATTTTAGTTGAAAACCTTGTTATTGAAGTATAGGTACCAGTTTTTAATTTATCAATGTCCCTTTCTCCGAATTTTCTTATTTCATCTAAATTTAAAACCGGAGTTTTTCTAACTAATGTTTTATTTTTGAAGCTTAACCAATCGTAATTATACCCATCATTTTGGTATAGTTTTTTTACTGAGTTTTTTAATGCCGACTCTAAGTGTTCAACACTTTTAAAATCACATTGGAGTTTTACAATGTAGTTAATATAATCTTCAGTTATAATGACATTACTTATACCTTCTTGTTCTTTTAAGTTTTCTTTAAATGATTTTACTTTTTCTTTAATATCATTAAGTTTTGGTACTTTTTCTCCGTATAAACTATCCAATGCTAGTATTGGTGTTACTTTAGTTTTACTGGCACTAAGATTAACGGTGTATTTGAATGTTCCTGATCCGTCTGCGTTTATTTTTAAATCATCAATAATTTCAATGCAAGATGTTAATAACAATATTAACAAAAAATAAAAATATTTCATTTTTTCTCTAATGTATCTATATGATGTTGTAAATACCACAACGCCTTTTTTAGGTCCTCCAACTCTTTTTCTTTGTTTTTCTTTCCGGCTCTTGAAATATACTTTACGGTATTTCCTAAACTGAATCCAAGATCCCAAGCATCAATCACTTTGATTGCCTCATAGAGGTTATCTTCTCCACCATAATGTTGGGGGTGATTTACTTGTTCACTACTCATAAATTCCCAATTGGATTAAATAACCTCTCACTTTTTTTCCAAGCTCCATATCATTTGGGTTTTCTTTAACCAAATTGATTATATGTTGTGGGTCAACATTAATTTTTTTCTTTTGAACTGATGGGTGT